CAACAACAGCGATAGAGAAAATGCACCAGAAAGAAACCTAATTATCGACATATCAGTTGATGAAGCTATGAAGATGGCGAACTGGTTACAAACTATGGTTGATAATGCCCATATCGAAGATAGTAAGATAAGGGTTTACAAAAGCAAATCAGATTATGATGAGATTGCTGGCTTTTCGATCTGGGGCGGCCTCTGGGGTAACTCAGGCAGAATTGCACCACTAAATCCTAAACCAGCCTCTGAACGGACTGTAAACGTAAGAGCAAACCAGCGTGAACTTCCAGAGGATTTACCTTTTTAATTATGTATTTATTAACTTTTCCAAACGATCCATATGTAGGTCAAATTTTTTATCACATAAAATCTGAAAGAACATATGAATTTTGTGAAACAACAAGAACAAACCATGAAACTGGAGAAGTTATTGAATCTGCAACTTGGTTTGATATTACCGAAAAGGATTTAGTTCCTTAATTTAGAGGCATGACAACCTTCTTGAGAGAGGTGACAAGCTGCTCCTTTGAAAGAATTTACTATTGATGACTCTAGGTAGATTTGGGATCGACTCCAAACTTTCAATCAAAGATGTTATGAGTTCCCTTCGAGGATATAAAGAGAGTTAACCCTGATTCAGGTTTCCGTCTTTATATAAGCAAGTCAGTCTGTAAGACCTCTACTTCTTATTGAATATAACAAATTTCAAGCGATCCCAGAAGGTCGCTTTTTTCTTGCGTACTTTGCTTTCTAATCTCACGACATAAGCTTGTTGAGCAGCAATAAAATCAAGTGAAGTGCTTACAAAATGAGCTTGCTTTGCGTTTGTCTGTAATAGCTTTATTGCATAAGGCTTGAGAAGTTCAATATCTTCCATGTTCTGTATGAACTGTATAGACTTTTGCACTTCAAACTCACCCTCAAGACTGTAGCTGCTAGTTAGTGCGTCAATTATATTTTTCATTTATGGAAAAAGTTGTTTTTCAAGAACATCAACTGCTCTGTCATCAAGGTTGTTAGATGTCTGTTTACAAATTGCTCTAAGCAAATCAATGACTAACCTTTTACACGCAGTCGTGGTCAGAAAGGTTAATAAAATAGGCTTCAGAATCTTATACATGACATAACTATGTTTTACTTTCCAAACATAGCGAAAATGCTAGTATTAGACAAGATGCTTCGCTTTTATGGCAGAACAACAGAAAAAAGAACCTGTTTTAACAAAAGAACAAACTGAAGATGAAAAGCCTGATTATCAGGAAAAAATAATGTTTTTAATTTCTAGTGTTGCACAGGCATTTATTCTTGCTTGGTGTCTGTTAGTGCTGTCTCTAGGATATATAAAACTCCCTAATAGATTATTTGGTTTAGATATACCAGATCAACCTAGAGTCGATAGCACCTTCGCTGCTGGACTCCTCGGAAACATTCTTGCGGGAATGGGCGTGTCTGTTAACGCAGCACAGGGATCTAAGAAGAAAAAGAAAGAAGATGGAAATGGTAGTAATGGTAACTCTTCTGGTAGCGTTTCGACTATAATAATAAGGCAGCCGCTTGAAATCGTCACATCTAAACCTGACGTTATCAAAGTTGACCCTAATTCTTCCAAAAAATGAAAAAATTAATTCTTCTCGCAGCATTACTTATGCCAGCAGCACAAGCTGACATGATCCACAAAATGACCAGTTCGACTCAACTTACTGTTGACGGTGCTTATACCGTTGCTGAACGTGGTGCTACTTCATATAGTGTCTCAGGTTCAAATATAAAAGTTGCATCTGCTGACGATCATTTTGGTAAGTTAGTTGCACCAGCAAGTGCGACAGCAGCAGCTACTTTAGACGCAGGTACATATGACATTAACACTGTAGGCTCAGCATTCAGTTTCTCTGAATCGCATATTAGCGGTGATGCTGCATATACAGTAGGCTCTGGAGTGGATGTCGCTTCGGGGATTATTGCGGATCTGCCTGTTTTTAGCAAGACCACTAGTTACTCTGGAGGGGTTGCTGGAAGCTTAGCTGGTACTGTAACAAGTGCTGGAGTCTTAACAGTAACGGCTGGTGGAGCAGGAACTACAGGTATAGGTCAATTTGTCACTGAACTTTCAATATTGGATTAATGAAGTGGTTAGGTTTACTAATTTTATTTGTATCTAATCCTCTTCATGCAATACCAGTTGTTCCTAATTTTTCGCAGGGTAGTAGTTTTTCAACCACACGAACAACCACTAACATTACAGAACAGGTAAAAACTGTTGAATTTTCAGGTTCTACTTATAGCGTGACAGGATCGGGAGTTACGGCTGACGGTAACATAAATCCTAGTTACACTGATTTAGAAACCACCCTAAATGGTGATAAATATACATGGAAACAAATAGATCTAAACACACGCCCAAACTGGAATCTACACTCAAATGGCCAAAGTTTTCAATTTACAGAGGTTTACAAACAGCCCTCAGTAAGTCGAATAACCGATCTCACAAGGCAAATCACAAGCGAAAGCGTCACAGAAACTACTACAGTCTTCTCGCAATAGCAAGTCTTTTTGGTCAGCCAGTTTTAGCAAATAATTCATCAACTGCGGCTCCTGTTGCTCAATCTAGCTCGTCAGTTTCTAATCAGGCTGTGCAAGTGTTACAAGGCAATCTTATTGAATCACAGTTCGGCGGTGGTGTAGTTTGCCAAAACTCAATGCTTACTATTTCTCCGTTTGTAACTACCACTTACAATCAAAAGAGGCCTCAGGACTTACGGTACGACACTCCAGTTTATAATATGGCTATGGATGACAGTGGGAATTTAACTAACGCTGGGGAAATACTTTATTATCAAGAAAACTATTCAGCAAACAAAGACAGTCTTGGAATTAATTTTGGTATTGCAGCTACGTTTTCTATACCTTTAGGCTCTGCTTATCAAGATGCTTGTTTAAGGTCAGCTACGACACAAGAAAAAATACAAAATCAAATACTTAATAACAAAAAGTTAGATTATGAGTTGGCAAGGTTGAAAAACTGCGGTGAATTAAAAATTGCTGGTATTCAATATGCAAAATCAAGTATCTATCACAAGATATGTGAAGATGTCATAGTTACTGAAAAGATGGGTCAAGTTATACCACATTCACACAAAATAAAATAGCCAATTAACAGCTTCAACCGTTAGGTTTTCAGGGTTTGGCTAAATAAGCAACTGGCGACTAGGCTTTTAACCTAACGTCTTTTCATTATGGAGCGACCCATAAGACAGATGCTTAATATTATTCTACCTCTTTTTTCTCTTTTGAGATCTTTTTCTTTAATTTTTTAAATATTGTAGAAATTAACTTTTTTATTAAAGGAGCCAAAAGCGCAGAGCCACCAGCAACCACACCAATAAGAGAAGTTGAAATAAGCATTTGAGGAGTACCAATAAAAGTCTCTCGGAATGGTACTTCTTTCCAATTTTCGACACACTCAATTACTCCATTTATTTCCATTTTGGAATAAAAGTCAAACCTAAACAGCCTTTTATCATTTCTGTAATCTCCTTTCATAAATTGTGGATTTAAAGGTGGGCAAGGTATATAAAATTCTTCTTCTTCTTTTTTTCTTGCAACCTTTGGTTCTTGCGATTTAATTTCTGGTTCTTGTTCTGCCCTGTTGGTCAAAGTAGATTGTGTTCCGCTGAAATACATAGGAGTGTATTCAAGTGGCTCATAGCTGGGCATCACTGTACCGCACTCAATTATTGTGCCGTTTTCATCAATATCTATTTGAGTAAATAAATTATTTCTATGAACTTTTATACAGGCTGGATACTCAATGACTAGCTTTGGAACCTTTTTTACTTTTGGTGTAAAAATGTCGTAGCTTCGTATTTTAGGAATATTTATTTCCTTAATTTCAATATTTTTTATTTCAGTCATCAACAGTCGTTGAAGTCAGAGGCCATATTACCTCCTATTTTACCGCCTTCTCTTCTAGCTTGATTTGTAACAAATCCGCTCAAAAACCAACCCACTAATGGCACGTTATTTAAAGAATTTGTCAATCCAGTACCAGTAGCCACTGATGTTCCAATAAGTTCACCAGTTGACTCACCTTTAGCACGTTCTTTTATACAAGCTATTTGCTTTGCTGTAAGCTCACCATTATTGACAATAGTTACATCCTTTTCTCCAGCTATCCTTTGAGTTTCTTTGGTGACATAGGCTTTGCTGGCAGATAAAAACCCTGCTGGCTTTTTGCTGCTTTCAATAGAAGCAATAATTCTTGGGTCATGCATCCTGTGTCTTATCTTATAGCTATTTTTATCAGCTTCAATTTCATAAGTAGAATACTTGCTAACAGGTAAATCAAACATTGGTAAATTTGATTTTTTACTCAAAAGAGTAATCGTATAAAAGTTAGAAGCAACTAAGACAGTTCCAAGTCCTACTGATATACCCTTTATAGTATTGTTCATAGAAGTGTCACCATTGAACTTATACAAATTAGAATTTGGGTAATGAATTTGTTGGAACAGATGGGCCTGTCATATCAGGTAAACCTTTATCCAAAACATTCGGTAACAGTCCAGATACTTCAGAGAGTATTTTGTTCATAACTTGGCTTTCAAACTGGGGTGACGTAACAAAACGGTAAGTAATAAATGCTCCAGCACTCATGGAAGCTACCATAAGGAAAGAGACAATACTTAAAACATTAGCGATCTTTTGAAACATGATTAAATTTGCAATAATTAAAGCACTTTCATTTACAAGTGTGCTTGTGTTACTACTAATTGTAGCTCTGTCACCTTTATACGTCACTATGGGCTTAATGACTAGGCAAATGACAACACAAACTAAATAGCTTTTTTTCTACGATAAAATCTTGTCTTACAAGCATTAGAACAATACTTTCTTCTTTGTTCTGTTGTAGCAAACACTTTACCGCAAAATTTACACTCCTTTTCTATTATTTCGCAGTAGACTTTTTTTCGGTTTCTGCCTCAGATCTGTCTATTAATACAGCTTCGATACGCATAATTTCATCACGACAATTATTAGCAACCTGAACAGCTTGTTCTTGATTATTTTTTAATTCTTGTATGCGTTGTTGTAGTTCTGCGTCTGTTTTACGAGCCATAACTTAATAATATGTTTCTTATAGTGTAACAGCAGCTTTTATTCTTAGCTACACATATCCTGACATATCAGTAGTAGGAGTAATTTCTGTAATTTCTGATTGTTCAATCACTTCACCAGACTCATCACTTTCTACAATCTTAAAAATGCTATTTGCAGCTATTGATTGACCATAAGGTGTTCTATATTCAGTAATTTTTGTTGATAACTCTGAAGCTGTTACAGGCATTTCATTTTTTCCTGTATATGGGCTAAAGCATAAATAAGTTTTGTTTGTATCTGGTGTTAATATTTCTGAATCTGCTAGTAATGTTGGATTAATTTGCCATCCTGTTTCATTTGATCCAGTTATAAATTTAACTTTTATCCAATCAGTAGGATTATTTTGCATACGAACAGACAGTGCTGTTGCAGCGTCTTGAGCTTCACTTTCTGTGCTGTATTCATTAAGTGCATACATATATCTAGTAGACATTATGTGCCTCCATAAATTGTACCGTTATTTGTAAGTGTATATGACACGCCATTATCTTCTACTGCCTTACCTTCTCCAGCACCAGTCTGAAGATTATTTCTGGTGTGATAAGTATTAGAACCTCCAGATTGACCCCAACCTCCTCCTCCAGCACCAGAGGAAATGCCATAAGCGTTTTGACCAGTAGAACTAAAGTAACCATTACCACCTCTTGAATACCAAGTCTGTGCAGTTCCGGGGTTGCCTCCAGAAGCTGTGTATCCATTAGAAGACTCAGGTATTCTTCCACCTCCACCACCAGCAACGCCATCACTTGAACTGTTACTATTTTGGCTACCAGCCCCACTTCCACCACCCGATCCACCATTACCTCCCCATGACCCTGTAGCGTCCGTTCCACCTTGTCCTATAGTTCCACCTGATGGATTTTGACTGTTAGTCCGACCACGACCACCATTACCACCACCAGATCCGCCACCACCACCACCAGCACCAGCATAATTATCTGCACCAGCAGCACCACCACCACCACCACCTAAAATGATACCAGTAGAATTATTTGTAATAGTTACACCACTTACACCACTATTAATTTTTATAGCATCACCACCCGCTGTGGCAGGAGCACGATCACTTGAATATTGCGCAGTTTTAGCACCATGCCCACCTTTGCCCATTATATAGCCTTCATTTATTATTGTACAAGGTATATCAATAGTTAAAGCTGGAGTTGAAGTGCTATCAGACCAAAGATAAAAATTGGCTGGAATTTTTAATTCTCCCCCTGATGAAATATAAGTTGAAGCCGTTATCTGTGAATTTTGATTTAAAGAATTTATTTGGCCAGCAGAGGGTACTTCAGTAGGGCCAGCAGATACACCATAAAAATCGGCCATTTCCATCTCAGCCTCAGAGGATGCTGAAATTAGCTCTCTAACATCAGCGTCATTAAAAGAAACTTGTGTTCCAGAAGTTTCTCCTAATTCAATATGAATATCATTTAAAGATATTTGACCGCTACTTTGTAATGGCATTTTTTAGCACCTCAATTTCAGTTTTTAATTCTTTTATTGCTTCTATTAATAAACCATGTATTTGGTCATATTGCACTATCTTATATTTCTGACCTTCTTCACCATGAAAAGGTAATTCTTTTTCAGTTATTGCTGATGGTAAAATCGTTTCTAACTCTTGTGCAATAATCCCTGCTGATATTTTTCCATCATGTTTGTATTTGAATGTATAGCCAGATAATAAACAAACTTTATTTAAAGCACCATCTATAACTTTTATATCAGTCTTAAGACGTTCATCTGAGACTGTTGTTGAATAAGCAGTTACGTTTCCATCAACGTGCAAGTCTCCATCATCTTCAAGACGCATTTCTTCCGCTCCAGCGGTAAACCAACTAATGCCAACATCAGCATCATAAAAAGTATAATCATGTGCATTGCCAGAATAAATATCTGTTGAGTTTGAACTGCTACGTCTATCATCTGGAAGTCTAGCAGCGGGTAAACTACCACTTCCTATGTTACTTGCATTTGTGGTATCAGTTGTTGCTGAAGTTGCTAATGCAGTACCATTTACTGTGATTGCATCTGCCTCTAAAGTTCCATCAATATCTGCGTCACCTGAGATATCAAGACTAGCTGCTGTGACTACACCAACTGTTATTGCTGGTGTACCTGATAATCCAGTGGCGTTACCAGTTAAAGCTCCAGCAAAACCTGTTGCAGTCAAAACTCCTGAAGAAGAATTAAAAGTTAAATTTGTTCCTGATTTAGGTGCTAAATTACCTGTCGCTGCTGTAGAAAATAAAGGGAAACAAGTTGTATCACTTGATTCATCAGCGACTGTAATAGTAGTTGCTATTGCTGCTGTACCTGTAGTGTCTTGATTCAAGGTGGCTACTCTTGCCGCTGCTACTGTTCCAGAAGCAATATTACTTCCATTCAAATCAGTCAGTGACCCTCCATTGATTGCTGGTAAAGTTCCAGTTATGTTAGCTGCTGGAATTGCAGTTAGGTTTGATGCTGAAGCTGCTGGTAGGGTTGCTGGAAATCTTGCGTCTGGAATAGTCCCTTCTCCAAGATCATTTGCATCTAAAGATGCGTATTCTAGTTGACCGATTGCTGTAGCACCAGAGCCACTTATACTCTTCACTTTTAAATACTTATCAGCAGTAATATTATTGTCAGGAAAAATAATTGTGTATGATTGCCCATCTGAGTGGGCTGGAGATCTTAGTTTAATTCCATGACTATTAGCTGTGCAATTTAACTGCATAGTTCCATCAACAGAGCCAGATGAACGTACTTCAAATACACCAGTGCCATCTGGTGTTGCTTTTATGTTTCCATTAGTTGTGCTTGTTGTTATTTGACTGCTTTGAACATCTAAATTTCCTCCTAGTTGAGGTGATGTATCATTTACAAGATCACTTGCAATACCTGTTAAGTTAGAACCATCAATCGCTGGAAGCGTACCTGTTATATTAGCTGCTGGTAAAGCTGTAAGACTTGCACCTGATCCTGAAAAAGTTGTTGCTGTACACGTTCCTGTTATACTTACACCATTTGAACTTGTCGCCAGCTTGGAACTTCCACTGTGTTTTAAAGCAACACTAGAATCTGAAGCTAAAGATATTGCGTCATTGGAATTACCAGTATGTTGAATATCTTGTACTTTTATTGTTGACATGGAATTGAACTATTTGTTTTTATATTAGTTTAATTTTAACCTTTGGGCTAGTTTTAGATAAATTCATAATTATAACATTAAAGAAAATACATAGTTGAACCAGCCGTAATAGTTAAAACAGCACCAGAGGCTATAGTTAGTGGACTTAAAGAAAGATAATTTTTACTAGCTGTTGTTGCATAGCTAGAATCCATCTGATTTTCTGCTTCAACAAATAATTGTTCACTGCCACCACCAACTAAACCACCTGTTGATGGTAGATTAGTTAAATTAGCACCTGATATAGCTGGTAATGTTGAAGGGAATCTAGCATCTGGTATTGTGCCAGAACTTAAGTTAGATGCGTTTAATGCTGAACCGTCAATATATCCAGCACCGTTAGTTATAGCGTTATTATTAAGAGAAATATTTGCTGAACCGTCAAAACTAACGCCAGCTATATTACGAGCAGTTGCAAGTGTAGCTGCGGTTGTAGCTGCAATTCCAAGAGCATCTATATCAGATTTTGTTTGATCCGCAGTAGCACCACTCTCTATTGCATTTAGTTTTGTATGGTCAGCGTCTGTAAAAGTATTAGAATCTGAAGCTGCCTCTACTGCTGCTGCTATCTGTGCAGCCGTTATAGCTCCTGTATTACCATTAACAGATAAAACCTGATCTGTAGGAGTTAATAACTCTGTAAAATCTGCCATTGTGCCAGCAGTTCCACTATTTCTCACATAAGACTTATTTTGATCTGATCTAACAACAATATCCCCTTCCTGAGTCGTAAGAGCTAAATGTGCAGATTCATTTGCTGCTGTCTGAACAGTAGTAAGTGCTATTTGATCGACATTAAAAGTAGTACCAGATAAACTTAAACCTGTTCCAGCTGTATAAGTTGTGTCACTACTATTAGCAAGAACATAGGCTTTTACCGATTGTTGTGTCGGTACTTTAGTATCGCTGTCAGATGCCATGTTATCTTCATCAATAACAAAGTTCATAGCAGCGGTTGTAGTATCGGTATTCATTACCGCACCAGCAGCGTTTACATTAGTTGCATCTGTGACATCTGCACTAGCTTCAATCGCATCTAATTTAGTCTTATCGGCTGCACTCATTGAACCAGCAGCAGATGTAGTAGCTGCTGAAATACTTATAGCTGGAGTCGATCCACCTGATGAACTTATTGGTGCGGAACCTGTAACTGAAGTAACACCACCAGCAGAACCAGACGCTGCGGCTGTAATCCTTCCTTGTGCGTCAACTGTGATATTTGTATTTGTATAACTACCAGCAGTAACAGATGTGTCAGCTAATTTAGCAGCGGTGACAACATCATCATCAATAGTAAAAGTCGCACCAGAATTACTTACAACAATATCTCCCTTATCTCCATCAGAAATAGCACCATCTTGTCCGTCTTGCCCTGCTGGCCCCTGCGCTCCTGTATCGCCTTTAGGGATAGTAAAGTTAAAGGTAGCAGCACTTGACGATCCAGAATTTGTTACTGTAGCACTCGACCCCGCACTTCCTGTGGTCACTGTGCCAACAGCTATTGTCGCAGCAGCACCAGCACTTCCAGCAACACCCTGTATTCCTTGACTGCCAGTCGCACCAGTATCTCCTTTCGGGATTGTAAAATTAAGTGTTGCTGCACTAGATGTCCCAGAATTTGTTACTGAAGCGTTAGTTCCAGCATTGCCTGTTGTTGTACTACCAATTGCTATAGTTGCAGCCGCACCATCACTCCCATCATTTCCCGCTGGGCCTTGACTTCCAGTACTTCCAGTTTCACCTTGAGGCCCTGCTGTAGTAATTTCTACAGTAGTTACTTCATTTACTTGACTAACTTCAACTTTATTAGGTGTAGTCATTCTGAATAGCCCTCATTTACAAATAGTGTACCTCGCAAATATTGAAATTTCTGTCCATTTGGCTGCGTTAACTGGACATCATATTTTAATTCATGTTTGTTAAAAGTTGCGGTCTGTGTATCTGTCAAAGCAATATCAACAACACCGCCTGTTCTACTTGTGTAGGTGATTGACCAATCAGCATATTTTGTATCTCTAAAACCATCTGAAGTTTCGCTATAAACTTCCGCATCAACTGTATAACCTGTTAAATTTATTAGATTGCTGTTTCCATCCCTAAAAGTTAACGTTAAAGGGAAATCACTGCGTCTTGCAACGTCAAAATCTTGTACAGCAGCGATAATAGCCATTAGCCAGCCTCCAATGCAGCAACTTTAGTCTCTAATGTCTCTATCTTAGCAACTGCTTCCTGTAATGCTTTTGTTAAAACAGAAACGATTGCATCTATATTTAAAGTCTGTATAGCATCACCATCTTTTTCATCATTAACTGCACTTGGTATTACTTCAGCTACTTCATGTGCTACAAAACCCTCTCTAGCAACACCATCACCATCACCTTTAAAAACGCCATAATCTGTATATTCATAATTAACTGGTCTTAATAATTTTATTTTGTCAATTCCTAGTGCTGTTTGTGTAGTGATATTTTTTTTAATTCTATAATCTGAAGTAAGAATACTTACTTGACCTTCATCACTTTCATCAATCCATAATTTTAATGCTGTTCCTGTCCAGTAAAAATTATACATATTACCAGATGTAAGGGTTGCATGGTTAGCCCCTCTTTTACTGGCTAAACCTTTTGGTAATATGACACCACTTTGATTTAAAGTTTGATGGAATCCTCCTGTTACATTAGTTTCATTATGTCCATTCCAAATATAAGCACCTACATTAGTATATCTCCATCTAGTGAGTAACGTACTATTTGAATCAACACCTAACTTAAATTGTATTTCTCCACCATCTAGTGCAATTAACTCTAAAGCACCTGTGCCTCTATGAACTAATTGAGAAATTGTGTTTGCTCCTGTAGAACCTCTTAATAGACGTAATCCATAATCTGTATATGTTGCTCCTGTTGATTTTATTTCGATTCCTTTTTGATGTTTTAATTTGTCATTGTCA